AAAAGGTTGATGTAGATGTCGTTTGACGCTATTGTATAATTTCTGTACATAAGAAATATCATACTTTGGTGGTACCCAAACACAAGCTACATTTACCATTATACTTTTCTACCTATCGTTCTACGAACTATATCATTATGGTTAAACTCTGCCCAATACAATTCAAAAGCAACACCATCTTCTATGCCCTCAAATTGATGGACCATTCCAGGCTTAACTACTGTAAAGTCCCCTGGACTTAAAATTGTTTCGTCTATTAATCCGTCTTGATCATTATCTTGCCAAACACGAACAAGCATCTTTCCTGACTCTACAAAAAATCCGTTAAACTTATATTTGTGTTCATGTTCTGAACATTTAAATCCTGCTTTAAATTCTATTCTATGAAATTCTAATACACCATTGGCGTGTATTAATTCTGTTTGTCCCCATACTTTTCCTGCTTTTACTGTCATGCTATATCTCCTATTAATGGAAAAATCTTTGCTATAGCTATAGCACAGGCGTGAGCTATTTCCATGTGTTCTTTTTGTGTTCCGTGAGCACTTCTTAAATCAATATAATGTACCCAGCTTCGTAAAGTGCCATTCATATACAAAGTTGTTTTAGTTAATCCTTCTGGCAAAACTGCTCTAGCTTGTTCTTTAGCTATTCCGTTAGTTATTGCCCATTCATAAGCTCTTTCAGAGGCTTCTATGACTCCTTGTTGATACCTAAACCAATCCATAGTTAATTGAACATCTTCTGTTGGAATTGAATTTTGTCTATTAACAGGGTCTTGTAATCTTGTTTCTTTAGTAGTATACCAATCTTCCATTTGTGTAGGGTCAGCATAACGTTGACTAAATTCTTGAAAACTAAAACTACGATGTCTAACTATTTGATGAGCAATATCTCTTGTTGTTTTAATTTCCAAACAGGCATTAACCATTTCCAAAGGTGACCAATGTTGATGTTTAATCAAATACTTAATTAACTTTTCACTAGTTGCTTTGTTTACTTGATTACTTGGATTGCTTACTTTGGCACAATAGGCTATTAACTCTTGTATATTATCAAGACCTAAATGCTTATATTCGTCTGTAGGTTGTGTATACGATACTAATTTTACATTCATAATAATTTCTCTATAATACTATTATAACAAAACTTACAACAATGGTCAATCATTTTAAAAACACAGCCTCTTTTTTAAATTGTCTTGGTTGCCACTTATAGCCATGTGACGCTAATAGTTCTTTCATTTTTCTGTGGGTGTGTTTTTCTTGTTGACTTCGTCTAGGCAACTCTACTACTAAACATACGTCATTATTTTTTAAAGTTTCCAATGACCCTAGTATTACTTCTTCCTCTGTACCTTGTACGTCTATCTTTATATACCCAACGTTGGTTAAATTGTAACTATCTAATGTATGTACTGAAGTTGTTTCGCCACTATCTGTTGTTGCCCATTCACTATTTAAACTACCAGCACCACAATTTTTAGCATTTGAATACAATACTTGATCATCTTTTTCTTCTTTGCCTAATGCTAAATTATATAATGTATAGTTTTCACTAGTGACATTTTTTTCTAAACATTTACAGTTATCTAGGAAAGGTTCAAAAGCATGAACATGATTAAATTTTTCACAGAGAGGACTTGTCCAAAATCCAATATTAGCACCAATATCTATTGCTATTGTATTAAAGTCTTTTACCTTTTTAAGAGTAAAGTCTCTACTATACTTTTGATAATGCCCTTCAATTATTTGCTTTTCAAAGTGGTAGTCATAATCTGGCATCCACCAACCTTTTACATTTTTCATTTCATTACCACGTTTCGGTTATAACTATCCCAAGCAACAATATCATAATTGAGATGTTCTCGACAATAATCTATTCCAGATGTATCACCTGCTTCTGCTTCTACTACTAGTACAGGTTTGTGTTTTAGAATAGTTTCTTTTGCGCCTGCTAATACTCTTGTTTCAAATCCATCAACATCTATTTTAATATAATCTACTTGAGGTATATCAAACTGATCCAAAGCATAAATTCTATGATCTTGCCAGTTTGTTTTTTCTCCTACCCTCTCAACCATCATATTAGCACCGCCACTAACTTTAATAACTTTTTCTGCTTCACCTAGTCCTGTATGAAATAAAGTTATTTTGTCTAGGGGTATGTTATGAGTAAAATATGCTCTTGGTCTATAATCAAAGCAATACACGTGATTAAAGTTGTTTGCTAGATACCTAGCATATTCTCCATCTCTACATCCAATATCAATAGCATTATTAAACGAATCAATATGTGGTATACTAGCTACCCATGTAACTTTACAATGATGGTTTGGAAATTCTTTATTTCCATCAACACTTTTAAAATAATCTCTTTCATACCAATCAGGCTGGTAACCACCTTCTACTGATTGGGGTAACTCGACAGGTTTAATTGGATACATCATGTTCATACCACCGTTCAATATCATTTTCTGTTAGCTTGTTAGTTTCGCCTTTCCATATTTCAATAATATGTGCTGGCTTATCACTTTTGTTTCTACCTTTATGCCAATACCCTTTTGCTATATCAACAGGATTAGCAGGAGCCAACGTCCACACATTTGCTCCATCAAATGGATTACCCATTAATGTCCAATTAACTAATACTTCAGCTTCACCACTAACAAGGTTCCAAGTTTCACTTCTGTTTTGATGACGTTGCATACTCAAACTACTATGTGGGTTAATAACTAATTCTTTAACCATAAATCCTTTGCCTTTATATAAGTTTCTATAATGCCCCCAACTACGAACAACTTTAGGTGCCTTCCAATTTTCTAATAACCAACTACTTGAATTCTTTTTATCTTCTCCACCTACACCAAAAACAAATTGTACCTGGCTTTCATCATAATAATGAGAAACTTCTGGTATATTTTCTCTTGTTCGATCACCGCCATTAGCAAATATAACAGTATCTTCCCAAGAAGCAGTTTTTGAACCTACGTTAAACACATTACCAGCAAGAACTTTTTCAATAGCATCTATGGCAGTTCCATCAGTCCAAACTTGGTCGCCATTTATATTTGTATCATTAAATGTAATAGCTTGATCTACACATCTTAATTCTTCAACAACAGCAAGACGCTCTTTCATAGGCATAAAAGGTTTTCCTTTTTTACGCCTTAACCATTCATCTGAATTAAGACCGACAACTAGTTTATCACCAAGTTTTCTTGCTTCTTTAAACAAAGCAATATGACCTGAATGTAATGGGTCAAATCCGCCAGTTACTAATACAATTTTAGACATTATTATTGACTAGAGTATAGATTAATAACTTCCTTTTTCCAGATATCACTGTACTCACAATTCCTCATATTATCAAACCAAGGTCCTCCCAAGGTATAATGTAAAACTTTTGGTTTTACATCTGCTGTTTCTTTATACCAACCAACAAGCCAATTATAACTGTGATGTAGACTACCTATTTCCGAATCATCTAACCAACTAAACCTATGGAGGTATTTTCCGGTGGTGTTAGGGTCGTTAATAAGCTCACTAGTTAACTTTTTATTGCTAGGGTGTCCACAGTTAAACAAAACAACAGAACTCCAATTTTTCCGCGGATATGGTAGTTGTAACTGGTTATCCATTTTAGTACCTTCACTGATATTATATTCATGTTGAACACACATTACAGCATATTTGTCATCTGCTTGATCAAATATTTCTTTAGCATCTGTTAAAAATACCATATCACAATCGCAGAACATAGCCCAGCCTTCATAGTTGTTTAAAAATGGAACTAAAAATCTAGTAAACGTAAATTCTGTACTACCTAACTTATCTACTTCTCTAGTATATGCGCCTTTATCTCTTAACTCATTTTGTTTTAACGGTAATACATTTGTTGTTTTAGATCTCTTAAGAATACTATGCTCACAAACTTGATAAGCAATATCCTCTCTACTATCCCATCCTATATAAACGTTATTCATTTTATCCTCTGAATTCTCCACTACGTCCTGCTTTTTTTCTTCGTGGTCCTTTTGTGTGATCGTATATTTGTCCTAATATACTTCTACATTGAACATGACCTTTTTGATCATCGCCAATGTTATGGTTTAAAGTTCCTTTTTCATTTTCAAATTTTAATCTTACTACGTCCCATATCCAACTGTCGTGCCATTCTTGTTCATTATAAAGCAAATCTGAATCGTACATTTCTTTCATTGCTTCAGCAAATTGTTTAGTATGCGGATGTTTTAAATTAAAATATAGATAACCACACTCGCTATAATCTGGTCTCGGTCTACCTAAATAAGTTAACATACAATCATCGCGATGTATATGTTCCTTCATCCATTCTATATCAATCGGATTATAAAATACACTATCGGCATCTATACATATTAATCCATCTGTACCTGCTTTAATTTGTTTTAATATTTCATGTATATAAACATATACTTTGTAACAAAACCTAACAGCATCAAACTTAAAAGTATCATTTCTAAGATCTGGAACTTCCCTGTCTTTATTTCTTTCAACAAACTCTTTACATTGTGGTATAATATCAAAAGTATTTTCATGCTCAACTTCGGGTATGCTATCTTCACTGTAAACAGTTAATTCAAACGGCCAATTATATGTTCTCATGAACCGATGAGCATACTCATCATATAATCGTTTATTAAAAGTTGTTACACAATTTATTTTCATTCTGCTATCTCGTCTACTATCATATTAAATGTTTCTTCGCCTAGTAAATGATAAAGTCCGACTACTAATAAAATAAACCATAATAACCAAAATACATAGTAACCTAGTTTTTTCCAACCTAAACCACAAACTTTATATACTGTTTCCATTGGCAAATACTTTTCAAATAATGTTGTTATATCCCATACATATCTAAATAGTAAGACATAACAAAACCATCTAACGTATTTGTTTGGTACTGTCTTTTCGTTTATAGTCTGATCGTATTTTTTCATACTTTGTACTCAAAATTTTGTGTTGTAGGATTAATATTAATTAATCTAGCACCATTTCTAATATGGTAATGTGTGGCCATAGGTGTTAATGGTGATAAAGTCATTATGCTATCTACTTTATCTTTTGCTTTCATGTATCTTAAAAGCTCTTCCATAATCTTTTTCCCTGCTCCTTTTTTCAAAGACCATACTGTATATGCTACTGCTATTTTACCTTCATCTTTACTCATCAAATCTAGTTCTTTAACAGTAGTAGGTATATCATCTGTATAAGCAACACAAATTACACCTTCTATCTCATCTTTATATTTTAAACCAAATATTTTTCTACCTTTTTCTTTTCGAAATTCATTACTTAATTCTGGTCTTACTGGATCATGTGCTGGGTCTATTTTATCTAACTCTACTAATTCTGACCGTGAAATCCAACTAAAAAAATCAAAATCATAATTACCTATTTTCATTATCACCCTTCATCTTTCCTACTTCCTATATCTGTAATATTGCCACCATCATCGTCAACCCTTTTTTGTTGACTACTATGTAGCTGGGCGACAATTATTGTACATACAGCTAACATAGGTATAACGTAAATCATTTTATCGGTTAGATATGCCATAAGATATGTTGGTACTAGTATTATTAGAATAGCATATACAGTCTTTTTAATCATATTTAATTCCTATTTCAAACCATTTAATGTTTCTTGAACTACTCTCCATGTTTTAGGTTTTGTCCAATCTAATTTCTTTGTATCTCTAAT